CCTCGAACAATTACCAAAGAGTTTATAACCGAACCTTATTGGATGGATATGTCTCCAAAAGAATACAAATTGTATTTACAAAAGGAAAAAACCAAGAACCTAAATAAAAAGCGGGCAAAAAAATTTGCGGAGGAAGAACTATGAACATGAGTAAATACCCGTACGAATTAATAGACGAAGTGCATGATCTGGCATGGGGTAATGCAGATAGAAAATGTACTGTGTATCATACTGGTAAAGCAAATAGGTTAAGCAAGCATTATAAAGGTATGACCAACAAACAGATAGCTGAAAAGATGGGTCTTACTGATAGTAAGTTGCATTATATTTTATATAAAACAAAACCTAGTTGGTGGTTAAAAGGTTAGAAACGCAATGGAGGAATATCTATGAACATGAAAAAAATGGCAATACAATTCGGAGAGCGCATCGGGGCCCACGTGCCCGCCAACCAATTAAAAAGAAAAGGCGGCTGGCTCTTCCACAAACTACCAGAATACCCCGATGAGGTAGATTGCTATGCCCTACCGCTATCATATATTGCGGAGCCATTCGATTGCATCCCCGTCGAAGACAGTCCGTTTATAATTAAACGGGCGTATACTTCCCGAAGCAACTTGGAGCGCGTGGAAAAAGCAATTGCAAAATTAACCAAAAGCCATGATGAATATATAAAGGAGATAAGCTAATGGCCAAACCAAAGAAACATTCACAGAAACTCATTAATCAAGCGCATGAAATGGCGTTCAAAGGAGAACTGACCAACGCTCAGATCGCCAAAAAATTAAAGGTCACCAAAAATCAATTGGCCTACATTATCTATCAATGTAAATCAACAACCAGCAAAATATCCATGTCTGCACTTTCAAGAGAAATCGTAAAAGAAGCAGAAACTTTAGTAGCGGCACAAAAAGCAAGATCGAAAGCCGTGAAACCCAAAAGCTTTCATGTCGATAAAGCCAAACCAAAACCAAAGGTCGAGCCCCAAGAAGAAAAAACCATGCTGGCTAAAGCTTTTGACTGGTTGCTTGGAACTTAAAAAAATTTAATAAAATCAAAGAATTATGCGGCATTGATAATGTCGCATAATTCTCAAAAGCGTCGTTTGTGTGGTTGCGAATGTCCCATACTGTGTTATACTTTATGTAATGACCCCGAATGATGGGGCGCCGCTCTTTGACATCGGGCTTCGATTAGCCCCTCATAACTCCTCCGACCAGATGAGCAATCATCGATGACCGGCAACCCTGCGCAAGATAGGGGACGATAAGGATTTAACTTTAACTTTATAGGAGGACAATAAATGTCTGATATATTCAATTCGTCTTACATCATTGAAGGCGAAAATCAGAATGCTATCCAAGCCGCGCTTGAAAACCAGATTGGTAAAACAGTCTGTGTTTCATACGTTGCAGACAGAGAGGCTTTGCGAAATAACTTTGAAACCCAAATATCGGTTCAAAGCATTTTGGAAGGTTGTGTTGGATCAACAAGATTTAGAGTTCTTGTTGATGATAACACTTTCTCTTACTTCTACACCGAAAATGTTTGGTTGATGGGACACGACGTTAATACACGTCCTGTTATCTTTATAGCTTAAAACAGAGCCCGCGGTTCACGGATCGCGGGTTTTTTTTGTTTATTACCACCAGGATTTTTGTTTAAAGTTACACGTTACACTATATAGGGCCAAAATTAAAAAAAAATAAAAAAAGGTAAATATAGGCGTAACCGGTGTAACTGGTGTAACTTTGTAATAATTGTTATAAAAACAAGGTGTCATATTGGTTACATAAATGGTTACACCATGGGTATACAAATATGTAACTTTGTTAATGCAAGAAATTGCCTTAATGGGCCCTAAACGATTTTTTTAAAAAAATAAATTTTGACTATATATAGGTAACTGGTGTAATAAAAGTTAAAGCACTGTTATTAACGAGGTGAATGTAATGGGAAAGAAATTAGTTAAAAAGGTTGGGAAGAAGTCTGATCCGGCCCCTAAACAAAAAGGTAGGCCAAGGTGTACTGTTTCAACTCCTTTGACACGTAAGCAAGAATTGTTTGTAAAAGAACTTGTCAGTAAGGATGGACAGATCACGATGCGGGACGCGGCAATCAATGCGGGCTATCCCGCTTCGAGCGCTCACACAAGGGCTTACGAATTGACCAACCCACATATTAGTCCCCACGTTTGTGCAACTATAAAGAGATATAGAAATGAACTGGATGAAAAGTTTGGTGTTACATACCAAAGACACTTGAGAGATCTACAAGTTATTCGAGACAATGCTCTAAACAACGGCGCTTACAGTGCGGCGGTGCAAGCAGAGTATAGGCGCGGCCAAGCTCAAGGCGATATATATGTCAGCAAATCTGAGATCCGTACAGGATCTATTGATAGTATGTCGAAAGAAGAAGTGGTAAAGGCTTTGGAAGATCTAAAGCAACAGTATGCACCCATAACAATTGACATAACTCCGAATGACGAAAATACATCGAACAGGAACAAAGCCAGAAAGCGCGTTTTATCAACAACTGAAGAAAGCGATGAACAGGCTCCACCCGAAAGCCGCATTAACTAGGTTAGAAAGTTGGGCAAGTCTGGGCGTTCCAGATTTACTGATCTGTGATCCTAGAGGTTTGTTCCATATGATCGAACTAAAATATGTGACAGGCTACGCCGTTAGCCTTCGACCGCATCAAGTAGCTTGGATGGCAAAGCACTCGTATAGTTCGTCTTGGGTGTTGGTAAAGCAACAAAAGAAATCAGAAGATAAATCCAAATTGTTTTTGTTTCATGCGAGGGACGCAATCCAATTAAAGATGGAGGGTTTGAAGTCCGTCGAGCCTGAGTATTCGTGCGAGCAAGCTTTTGATTGGACTAAGGTGTTTGAAAAGATTTTCGATTAGTTCTTGCGTTTATAGAGTTTTCAGCATATTATCTTATACATGGACAATAAAAAGGAAAAAACTATGACTGATAAGAAAATGGGAAATGTAATTGGTGCGATGGAGCTAGAGGTAAACAATATGTTTGTGACGCCTGAAAGCACCCAAGATTTATTTGGACACCCGATGTTTCAGGGTAATCCAGATTGTGTAGTGGCCGCGATGATGACTTGGAACTTAATTGCTTCGAAGCAGAAATCGGTTCTTTCAGGGGATGATCTAACAAAGTTAATACATCATACTGTTAAAACATGGGCCGACGAGGAAGCAAAGTTAAACGACGATGGCGATCCTATTTTATCCGCACATCGATACTTTGAAATGATGAAGCAGTTGAGCGATGAGTGCTATTTGAACAGGCACAATTATAGTTTGGATGATAAGGGAGAAGTTAAATGAAGATAACTTGCGATAGGAGATTAGGCGACGAGGAGATGGAGATGTTGGTCGCTGAGGCCAAGAACATGGACGCCTTGAGTAATAAGTTAGAAATAAACAAGCAGTGGGTAGGTGACGGTATGTTGTACCGCACGACAGTTAAGGATGTTTATCACTTTGTGGATCAGAAGTACGAGGAGGAAGCGTAATGAAACCAACAGTTGAAGAGTTCAAACAGTTCGTTAAGTCACAAGATGATCTAGAAATAAAATGGTTTGGTAAGTATCGGGGCCGATGGTATCACGATGGTATTGCCGTTACGGGTAGACTTGCTGAGGGTGGAGCGCTTGTTGAACGTGTGAAAAATCATGGGTGGGATTTTGAGGAATGGCATCACCAAGACAATTTTGGATTTGATTACATTATGTCTTGGAACGTCAGTTGGTTCCGCTCTGACGATAAAACCGATCAACCAAAGTCCGAAAAGGAATTGTGGATGGACGCAGTTAAGGAAGTGAGGGTGTGATGGAATTGCTTGAAGACAAACCAAGATGGGAGAATAACTAGCATGGTGTTTTTATTTAATTGGATAGCAAAAATTTTGTACGGTGAGGATTATGAAAAACACGTTAATAAACCTGTAAAAAGAAAACGACGTCGTAAATAGTTACAATAAACGCCGTAAACTGACCCCGCTTTTGCGGGGTCTTTTTTTTTGTCTAATTGAAATTCTGAGAATTTTACTTGTGATTTGTTCCTATATATGCGAGTATCACAACATGGTCGTATTCCGACTGAGAAAAGGACAATAAAAAATGGTACATTCAATAGAAAACGCTAATGGCACCTTAACGGCGCTGATGCAAAAAGTTCAAGACAATCACGCTAAATCAGCTGATTTCTTAACCCCAACTAATCAACTGCAATTCAGAACCAAGCCTGAAACAGGTGATTGGGCGCCTGAAAGCCAAATTATTATGGAAGGATCTGGCGGCGAACCAACCCGATTTTTTGATCTTAACGACGTTGCATTTTCACAGGTAGCCGTTGATGCGGGATTGGACACTAAAACTGCGCGTAAACTACAACGGGTTTGCCCTGAAGAATACGACGGCGTAATGAATAAGCTTTGGCAGTCAGAACCCAAAAAGAAATTACTTAGAACTCACGCATATGGTTTAAATGAACCAGTGCGATATACTCAGGTCGGAAGTACTGGGGTTGCCCGCGCATGGGTTTCTGATAAGTTTAAAACTTTTGATAATCACAATTTGTTAAAGTCTATTTTACCACCGCTTATGGAAAGCGACGCGCAATTTAAAGTTGTTAACGCTGTTGTTACTGATAAACGTTTATATTTACGTTTAAAATCAGAAGCCCACGTTGGCGCGGGTGCTAATGTTAATGATCTAATGGCCAATGGTATTGGCGCGTCGAACTCGGAAACTGGCCATGGTTCAATTAGTGTTTATCAATTGTTTTGGACGTTAGCTTGTAAAAACGGGATGCAAACCGAAAACCGCTCTAGATCCGCTCACATTACAAGCGCTCGATCTCAGGATGATTACGGGCTTCTCAGTTCGGAGGCTAAGGCCGCTGATAACCACGCCTTAGAACTAAAGACGCGAGATTTAGTCAAAGCTTATTCCAGCCGCCAAAATTTTGACGAAACTATTCAAAAGATGCGCGACGCCGCAAACGATATCGTTGAAGGATCGGTTAACACTGCGGCCGAAAATTTAGGTAAAGTTTTGCAATTAACTAAGCTTGAAAATAAAAATGTGCTTGATGGTTTAATGCAAACAATTGGCCAAGCTGGATATTCTGGGCAACCTGTTAGTCGCGCCACTATGGTCAATGCCGTTACAGCCGTTGCGAATAATCCAGATATTGATTGTGATAATGTTGACGACTGGCAAAAAAGAGGCGGCCAAGTTTTAAATATGTCAAAATCAGATTGGGCCCGCGTCGCCGTTGCCGCTTAATCTTTTAATAAATTGCTAACAATTAAAGCCCCGTTACTGGGGCTTTTTTTATGCATTCTTTACAATATTGCAAAAATCTTATATTTAAGTAATTGGACAATAATATAAGGAAAATAAAAAAAATGCTTAAAACTGTTGAACTTTCAAGAAGTAAAAAAACCAAGGGATGCGCCGTTACTTATCGCGCGGGCAATCAAAACAAATTTAACACTTGCCCCACTTCATGCGCTTTAAATGGGAGCGGAT